GGAAGACTCGGCCACTCTCCTGATAGGGGAGATGCATGGTTGCTCGCTTTCGCGGAAGATGTTATTCCTGAGAAGGGTGCGCGTCGTACTGGTGTTAGAGTTGTGTCTACAGGGAGACGCTAGTATGACGCAGGGCATTTATGGAATTCATAATACCGTTTCAGACAAATGGTATGTCGGGCAGTCGGTTAATATAGAAGGGCGGTTTCGGCAGCATCTGTATACGATACGTGGTAAAGGAAATGCAACTAATTTACATCTTTCTGCAGCAGGCAAAAAGTATGGCGAGGCTGCTTTTGAATATCTTGTGTTGGAGATAGTTGAAGATGCTACAATCTTAACAGAAAGAGAAGAGTTTTGGATACACACCAAACGTAATTCTTCTAGTGGTGTCTATAATATGAAGGTTTCTGCTGACAGCTGCTGGGGTTTTAAGCATTCTTTAGAGACGCGGTCTCGTATGTCTGCCGCTAAACTTGGGAGACCTTTGTCGTTAGAAACTCGCGTAAAGTTATCAGTCGCCCACAAAGGAAAGAAGCTTTCCCCTGCGCATTGTGCTGCTTTACGGGGGCGTAAAATGTCTTCTGCTAATTGGAATGCTTTACAACGTGCTAATAAAGGACACACTGTGTCTTTGGAGACACGCGCAAAAATATCTGCTGCACAAACTCCTGCTATGCGTAAACGAATTGCTGCGGTTGGAAGGGCGGCAAGAATTTTTTCTCCCTCTGATGTGGAGAAAATTTGGAGGCTTCGTAATTTAGGCTGTTCGTATAAAAAGATAAGCACTATAATGGGGTGTTCTGCAATGACCATTTGGAGAATTCTTAATAAAAAGACTTACAGCTCTATTTCTTTTGAGGGGAGCTATAATGGATAAGTTTCGCCGCCCGTTTTGTTACGTCACAAAAGGGGGTTCTGCTGTTAAAGCAGATGTGTTAGACCAATACAGCGTGTCTAAGAGTAAAGGTCTTCAGCAAGTTGACGCTTTTTCTGGAGTTTACAAAAATCTTGAAATCGTAGAGCCTCTTTATAATCCGTATGCACTTGCAAACTTGTTGGAAATGAATGCATATCATTGTCGAGCATGCAAAACAAAAGCTCGTGACACGGCTGGTCTTGGCTGGAATCTTATGTCTGCTGTAGAGGAGCCTTCTGCAGCGTCTGAAAAGCTTCGGCAGGAGATTATTGACGCCTTTAAAGATATGCCCATGGGTATTCTTGAAACGCTGGATAGGGCTTGCACAGACTGGGAAGCAGTTTCGTATGGCACTATGGAGGTTGTGCGGGCAAACCATGAAGTGGAGGGGCAGTTTGCCCATCTTGTGCACATACCTTCTCCCGATATTCGTGTGCATCGTTCCGGTAATAAATATGTGCAGATAATCGCGGGTAAGAAACGTTGGTTCAAACGCGTCGGTCTTGTTGATATAGACGTAGATATGGACACGGGCGCTGAGTACCCGGCTGGAACGCTTGAGATTGATAAGCGTGCTACAGAACTTATTTTTTGGACGAACTACTCTCCTCGCAGTTCCTTTTACGGACTACCTGACATTATGCCTGCTATTGGGGCTATTCAAGGTGACTTGTCAAGACGCGATTACAATATCTCGTTCTTTGATAATTTTGGTATTCCGGCTTACGCTGTTTTTATCACGGGAAACTTTGACCCCGGTGAGCCAGTTGATGATGCTGGCGAACCCGACCCTACTGGTAAGACCCCATTAGAGCGGGAAATCGAGGGGCACTTTGATGAGATAGCAAAGAACCCGCATTCTGTTCTGATTCTTTCCCTGCCGTCGGTAAGAGACGCAGAGGGAGAAGTGAAGATTGAGTTTGTGCCTTTGGCTAAAGAAGTGCGTGAAGCAAGCTTCCGCCTGTATCGTCTTGATAACAGGGATGAGGTTATTGCTGCACACGGAGTTCCGCTGAACCGACTGGGCATCAATGAGATTGGCGCTTTGTCTGGTTCGACGGCGGCTATTTCAACAGAGATTTATAAGACATCTGTTATTGGTCCTCGTCAAGAGGCTATTGAGACTCTTATAAATAGAGCAATTATCTGGAACATGTTCGGAGCCTATGACTGGCACTTTGAGCTTGACCCGATTGATACAACCGATGAATCTCATGATATTGAAGTCGCCTCAAGTCTGTTTTTGATGGGTGGTTTAACGCCCAACGAAATCATTAAAAGGTTTGGGATTTCTTTTGGGGCGGCTATCTCGGACCATCCTGCAATGAACGCCCACTATATCCAGAATGTGGCTATTGATTACAATCCGGACACCGCGAAGACTTCTTCTGAACTTGCGTCTACGGCTGTTCAAGGGCTGGTTGTTGCGGGCGTTCCGCTTGAAGCCGCGATGCGCCTTGTTGGGTATAGCGAAGAGGATATTGCTCTTGTTCTTGCTGCGTTGGAAGAGCAGGAGGAAGAGCAAGAGCCTGATGTTTTAGAGCTTCCTTCTGCTGAGGCTTCGGTTGAGGAGCCGCCAGCGGTTGCGGTTGTGGACAGTTCTACACAAAACCGTTAATATAGTAGATATGCTATTATGAATGTACTAGTGTATAATTTAGTTGCTGGAGTAAACATAAGTCGAGGGGTCGCTCCCTCGCGTAATTGGAGGTACGATTATGGCTATTGAGATTCCCGCACGTTTGGGATATGCAGGTGGAAACCTTAAAGGACTTCACCGTGTTCTTGAAGAGATTGTTGACGCTGTTGAAAGCAGCAGCGGTTCTGTTGTTGGTTGTGACGCTACTATTAGTGAGTTGAATAAGCTCCATGATGTTGTTGCTGGAACTACGTCTGCATCTAAGGCACTTGTCGTAGGCGCGTCTAAAGAAGTTGACACTCTTGTAGTGGCTGCTCTTAAGCTTGGGGCTAATGCTGGCGTTGCTGTGACATCTTCGGCTGCTGAGTTGAACTTGCTTGATAACTCAGTTGCTGGTACGGCTGTTGCTTCGAAGGCGCTTGTACTTGGCGCTGATAAGGATATTGACACTATTGCTATTCCTGTGAGCGGTCTTAAGATTGGTGCTGGCGCAGGTACCGCTGTGACGGCTTCTGCGGCAGAGTTAAACGTTCTTAAAAGTGCTGTGGCAGGAACTGCTGTTCCTTCGAAGGCTGCTGTTCTTGGAACCTCTCATAACCTTGATGTTCTTGGTCTCCCGGTAAGCGGCCTAAAGGTTGGTGCTGCTGGCGCAGAGGTTGTTGTTACTACAAGCGCTGCTGAGATGAACATTCTTAAGGGTGTTACTGCTGTTGCTGCTGACTTGAACAAGGTTGCGGCTACTTCTGCTGGTACGGCGTCTGCTAACAAGGCAGCTATTCTTGGCGCTAACAAAAACCTTGACGAGTTCCACACAGCCTCGCTTTATCTTGGTGCTGGCGCTGGAACAGCTGTGACGGCTACGGCTGCTGAGCTTAATGCTGTTACCGCCATGGTTGCTGGTACGGCTAGCCCACAGGTTTTTGATGTAACGGCTACTCGTGCGCAGGTTAATGCTGGCGCGACTGCTATTGTCCCTGCTGTTTCTGGTAAGCAGTTTATTGCGCTGGACGCTTGGATGGTAGCTATTGGTGGAGACCCGTCTGCTTCTACGCTTATTCGCTTGAAGGAAGAGACGAGCAACGGTGTTGTTTTGAGTCATCCGATTGCAGACTTTGCTTCTGCAGCATGGGTTGGCAAGTCTGGCGGCACTGGTGTTACTACGTTGCTGGCTACGCCATTGGTTGCTAATAAAGCTATCCTGATTGACCAGACCGGTACTGCCCTTGCTACTGCTACAAGTATCCGTGCCGTTGTCGTCGGCTTCTACGTCTAAGAGTTGGCCTGAAGGAAGGAGACTCGATGGCGCTGACTAAAACAGATAGTTACGAAAAACTATTAGAAGTAGTTGAGCGTGCAGCTTGGCGTGAGTTTGATAGAGCCCCTGTCATTGACGTGATGGGGGACCTTTCAGACCCCGGCTTTGATACGCACGTTCACAACACTTTTCAAGACACTGTTATTTTTCAAGACGAATTCTCCGACAAGATGTATGAAGCTTCTTACGTTCTTATGGGAGACCAAGTAGTTTTTGGACAAATGCACGAAGTCGCTGAAATGTACGTTGAAAAGCGTATGTCTGAAGTGGGTCTTGAGTATAAGAAGAGCGTAAAGAGTGAAAATTCTGACCCAGAGATTTCTGGCCCGATTGTTATGAAGAACGCCGCGCAGCGTATTGCTTATGCGCCCGTTCTTGTTCCGGGGGAGAAAGACTCTGACGGTGAGATAATTTCCGCTGAAAAAATCGAGCAGGTTGCTCATGGTTGGATGGAATCCTACCGTAACGTAGACCTTATGCACACCCTTAATAACACTGGTTTTCCAGTGGAGTCCTACATCCTTCCGATGGAGATGGAAGTAGAAGCCTACGGACAGAAGATGAAACTTCCTGTCGGTACTTGGATTCTTGCTTCTAAGCTTTCGGAGGACGCGTGGGCTGGTGTGGAGAGCGGTATCCTTACGGGTTATTCTGTTATGGGCATCAAAAAAGCTCAACTAGATATGGCCACTAAATCGGAAGATGGCGCTATTGACGAGGCTGCTTTTAAAAGGACTCTGTTGGCAGACTTGGGTCCTGATTGGGTAGCTGCGTTTGTTTCTGTTGTAGACCATCCCGCTGTTCCAAAAGCGAAGTTCTTTGCGTTGAAGAGCAAGGAGTTTAGCGAAGAAGAAGATACTACAGTTATTGACAGTACAGCAACGGAACCTGTAAAGTTCCTCACAAAGGTTGGAAAAGCGTTAGGCATTACTAAGGATACAACCGATGATGATAAAGTTGCTGAAGATGTCGCTTTAGACGTTGCAGAAAAAGCTGGACGCCGTTATAGTGATAAAACATACGATTCGTTAAAGAAAGCTTTCGAATCGCTGAGCGCGTTGATTATGGAAGCAGAAGCTGAAAGACAGCCAGTTGATAAGAGTGCTGCCGAACTAAGTGAAGGACCGGTGACAGATATGGATGATACACAGCTAAAGGCAATTATCGCTGAAGCTGTTAAATCCGCAGTGGAGCCTCTTGTTGAGAGGCTTGATGAAATTGAGAAAGCTTCTAAGGCTGAAGTTCCTGAGGTTGAGGCAACTGAGGTAGTAGAAGAGTTAGCTGTGGAAAAAGCTGCTGACGTGGTAGAAGAGTTGGCTGCGGATGACGAGGCCGCTCCTGTTGAGGTAGTGGAGAAGGCTGAAGAGACTCCGGTAGTCGAAGAGGTTATAGAAGATGTAGTTGACACAGCGGTTAAGGCTGAAGAAGAAGCAGCTCCTGTTGTAGAGCCTGTTGTTGAAAAGGCCGCAGAGGTTGTTGCTCCGTCTGAGGAAGAGATTGCTGCGGAGGCTGCGTTAAAAGCAGCTGCTGAAGAGGCGGCTGCTGAAGACGCTTCTTTTAAAGCAGAGCTGGTTGATAGACTAGAACAATTAGAAAAACGACTAGGTCGCGTGGCGACTGGGTCCAAGGCACTAGCTAATGATGGCGGCGGTGCAGTTGTTGAAGAGACACCGCTTGCCTATAATCGTGATGCCTTTGGGCGTCGTGTCAAATAAGCTTAGGAAGGATGAATAGAATGGCTGAGTCAAATGTAGAATTGCTGGCTAAGCTTGATGCGGCTTTCAAGGGACTACTTGAAGTCAATGACCTTGGGGCAGCCGTACTTGTGCCACAGAAGTTTGATAAGTTCGTACAGCAAATGCAGGAGAGCACTATTGTGCTTCCCGCCGCACGCTTTATCCCTATGCAGTCACAGCGCGTTGACATTGACCGCACAGGGTTTGTTACTCGTATTCTTCACTCTGGTCGCGACAATAAGACAGCAGCTGGTCAACTTTGGCCGGAGACTGTTACTGGAGCTTCGCGTGACCTGACGGGTGGTTACGGGTTGTCAACTGGTTTCGCGGAACTTACGTTCCATGAGAATCAGCTTCTTGCTCGTGAGCTTCAGGCTATTACTTCTCTTCGTGACGACGCTCTTCGTCGTAATATGGAGAAGGGTAATTTCGAGAATACTCTTATTGACCTGTTCAGTGCTGCTGCTGGTCGCGACCTTGAAGAGTTCGCTCTTCTTGCCGACCGTAACTACTCTTACGCCAACGATGACGTTCTTAGTCAGACCAGTGGCTGGGTAGCAAAGGCCGGACAGAAGCTCTATGGCGTTGGTGCTGGGAAAGCTTTCGACTCGGCTGCTGATGAGTTTCCAGAGAACATGTTTAATGCACAGCTTAGTGCTTTGCCTAAGCAGTATCTGGGTAACCCCGGCGACTGGAAGTATTATGTGACATGGGACGTTTACGATGCTTATCGTGATGCTCTGCGTGCACGTGGTACCCAGCTGGGTGACTCGGCGCAGACATCTAATATGCCGCTTTACTTCAAGGGAACACAGGTTGTTTACTGTCCGTTCCTTGAGAGGTCCCACGCTTACAGCTTTGGTGGCGGCTCTATAAATGATGGTATTGCCAACGGTGCTATTTGCCTGTTGACAAACCCGGACAACATGGTTTGGGGTATTTTCCATCAGGTTCAGATTGAGCGTGAGCGCGAGGCTAAGTGGCGTCGTACTGACTTCGTCCTTTCTTTCGAGGGCGACGTTCACTACGAGGACGAAGACGCAGCTGTTGCGGCGTTCATTGATAAGACTAAGCCCTAATAACTGACAGTAGTACTTTTACTGTTGCGAATGACGGGGCCACTGAGCACTTCTATTGAGGCTCAGTGGCCCCAAGTTTCTAAGGAGGATTTTTAATGTTGCTCAAGGTTATCACCGTTTATAACTCTACCAAGCAGCCTGTTATGAGAGCTAATAAGGTTTTCCCCTCTGCTTCACAGGTGCGCTTTGTTTTCGATGTGGAGAGTCGTAAGTATCTTGAAATAACAGCAAGCGCGGCTTTGAAGATTGTCAACGTTGAGGACTATGTTCCTGCCGTACTTAAGATTGACGAAGTAAAGTCGGCTGTGGTTCCTCCTGTTATTGTCATGAAGGAAGAGGAGCCAGAGGAGAGCTTTCTGGTTGAGGATGAGCCCCTTCCTGAAGTAGTAGAAGAGGTTGAGGCTGTTGTCGTTGAAGAGCCGCCTGTTCCAGAACCTGTTATAGACGTTACTCCGGTGGTGCTTTCTCCAGAGGAGCCTGTCCCTGACGTGACAGAATTAGAAGTCGCTGAAGCTGTTGAAGAAGTTGCTGTTAAGATTGTAAGCTGTCCGTATTGTAAGTATTCCGCTCCGACGCAGATGGGCGTTTACCATCATGTCCGCATTAAGCATCCGGAAAAATATACGGAATACAAGCTACGTGTAAAAAAGTCATAATGTAATAGTCTTTTATGGGGGGTGTTTTATATGAGCGGTTCTAGTGGCGGCGTTGCGTTTGCGGGCGGCGCTGGTCAGCGCTACACGCCTCCTTTTTATAGTACCATTGAGGAAGTCATTATTTTAGCGGGGATAAAATCCGTTGATTTTGATTTTGAAGATGACTTGGGGTTGGTTGAAAATGGTAGGACAGCCGAGGAAAAGCTTACTGCTTTGGTAACCAGCTGGCTTGTCAGTGTTAAAAATTTCATAGACCACAGTAGGAATCGTGATTACACCCAAGAGGTGCTTGACGGTTCTATTACAGAAGTTCCTTATGGAATCCATAATATAGCTTTACGGGCTGCCAGCAATATGGCTTCTTTAGCGCTTCTTAGACGTGAGACTTCTGTGCAACGCGTTGATATTATGACGCGGCTTAAAGGAGACGAGGTCTTTACTGAAGCGCTTCTTCGTGATTTAGCTTTGTTCCCCGCGAAACCTCGCTTTAGAATGTCTGTTTCT